CATCGTCATGCTCGATGGTCAAAAGGTTGCCCTTTTCATCCATGGTCGGTTTGTCGCCGCCTTCTTCCGCCAACTCGATCACGATGTCGTCCTGCGGAGCACCCATTGGGGGCTCTTCAGCAGGGAGGCGGAGGTTGGGGCTTAATCCTGGGAGCAATGCCATTGTTCAGTTCCTTCAAACAGCATAAAGCGGTGGAGGTGAAGCACCTTGATGCTGGCGGCTTCGTTCGTTGTCGTCCTGAGCTTCTTCGGGTCGCTGTATCATGCCTGTTCTTCTCAAATAACGCAAGGCCATTGAGATGGTGTCAACCAAATCATCGTGCTTGGCTTTTGGGAAGCTCACAGCTTGGGTGATGACTTGATCTGCCCAGCTTTTGTCGGGCGCGTAAATCAGCCCCTCCGAGAAGAAATGCTGAATGGAATAGAGCCTTGCGGTTTTGTCGATGGACTTCGGGTCGTCGAGGATGACTTGGAATCCCTTGTGGGAATACAACCGCCTCAGCTCCTGAGCCACGGGATAACCCGCCGCCTTGTTCTCGATCAGGATGGTGTCGACCTTGAAACGTTGGACGGTTTGCGCCACCTTCTGCACAGACTCCGCCAGCTCGAGCCGCTCCTGCCACGCATAGATCAGCATGACCTTCGGGTGCGGCTGTTTGTAGGTCCGTTCAACCATGAACCCTTTGCCTGTGCGGTCGAGGGAGCGCGATGCCTCGGCAACCGGATCCTCGGAGAACACGCCCCAAACCGTCATTGCGGTGAAGTCGTTCTCGGTTTTCAGGGTGTAGGCCGTGTCGAGGCTGGCGACGATGAAGTCGAACGAGGGAAAGTTGTCATTGTCCCAAAGCTGCCACCAATCGCGCTTGATGATGCCGCCATCGGCAGGTGTTGGGGTTTGCTGGAACTGGCCCGAAACAGCGAACGTTCCCATGGTGCGTTTGTCACGCTCCACAACGTGCTTGGGGAAGCGTTCAGGGAACAGGAGCTCGCCAAGGGCTTCCCGAGGATCTTCGGCTCCCAGGAGCGTTGGAAAGGCTCTGGAGGGATCGTATTCCATCGGAAGCATGATATGGTCGTAGCCCAGCTGCTTGGAGATGATGATGCCACTGACATCTTCCTCGTGCAAACGCTGCATGATGACCACGATGGCTGACTTGTCAGGGTTGTTCAGACGGGTCGTGACAGCAGTCTCGAAAGTGTTCACGGTGGATTGGCGCATCTGATCCGAGTTCGCGCTGTCCACGGAGTGCGGATCGTCGATGATGACCCTGTCGCCACGCGCTCCAGTCATGCCTTCGAAGGCGACAGCTTGGCGGAACCCAGTTGCGGAGTTGTCGAACTTTGTCTTTGCGTTCTGGTCGCCCACCAACTTGACGCGATCGCCCCAACGTTTTTTGTACCATTCGGATTGAATCAATCGACGCATCTTTGTCGAGTCGCGAATGGCGAGATCGAGACTGTGCGACGCACAAACATACCTCAGGTGCGGCATATTGCGCGGCCCCCACTCCCAAGCTGGCCAGAACACATTGGTCAACAAGGACTTCATCGCTCCTGGAGGAACGTTGATCAGCAGACGATTGTAGTATTTGTCATCGTCGATCATCAACTCGTCAGTGATCGCAGTCAAATGGTCCGCAATCAGGTCGATGTGCCAGTTGTGGGAATAGGGCTGTCCAGGTTCCACCACGTGCCATGCGGCCTTGATGAACTCAACGAAGCTCTCTTCGCAATCGGCCTTCTCAATCTCAACCAACAGCTGTTCTGCTGAAAAGCTGTCCAACAACTCACCAATGTCAAATGATGCGTGTTTCATTCAGCGTTCGGCTTCAGGTCAATTTGCTTCATGATGGCTTGACGCAGCTGATCCCGAACTTGGCTCGGGATTGCGGTGAAGTCGATCTTTTGCTTGATGTCGACAGTTGCGTAGGTTTCCTGCAACACACGCAAGCCGTATTTCTTCGGTGCGAGCTTCTCATTGTGATATTTCCGAGCATCATTGATGTTGCGTGCTTTGGCCGGATTGTTCTCGGTTTCGGCAACGTCGATCATGATCTCAACGTTCACGTCTGCTCGGATCTCAATAGCTCGCGCGTACTGTTTTTCGAGCATTGGGTCTTGCGACACATACCACAAAAACGTTGCAGGAGATGGAAAACTCTCATTCGGGTCACGACACACTCGGATCAAGCTCTCGCCTTCAGATATACGCTTGATTATTGCGAGCAACGCTTCAGTGCGGACTTCTTCATCCGACCACACACTTTTTCGAGTTTGAATTGGAGTCAAAGTTCTTGGCATAATTCCCTCACCAATAAGACAAGGGAATTATGCCTGATAATTCAGAAACAGCAAATCGAAAAAATCAAAGTCCTTTTCCCAGCCGATCGACTTCGCGGAAGATCTCGTATCGAAGTTCCAACCAGCTCCACAAAAAAGAGTCAAAATCATCCACCGGAATCTCGAACAATGATTTGGCCATGACAGGCGACCTCAGCCCAGCTCCTGATTTGCCGTAACAAAAGAAAATCCTCGTCGGAGTTTTGCCCTCGCCAACACCAACCATGAACAAACTCAAGCCTCCTGCATCCGAGAACTTGTTATGCCAGTTGATCTGAGATGCACGAACATCTTTTGTCTTCAAAACCTCCCCCATCAAAACACCAACCTTCAACTCAATCGGCACCAACGCTCCCCGCACCATAACTTGGATGTCCGGAATGCCAATCGTCGCTCCTCTGCGAGGCTCGTAACTATTCAACCAACCAGACCAATTTTGCCTGATCCAAAACTTAAATTGACGCTCTAACATGACTTACCTTTCGTTCCCGTTCCGTTCTCCAGTTACCGTTTCCGTTTTAATCCTTATTTCAGCTACTCCCCTCCTTTCTCTCTCTCTCTCTTAATAGAGTCACAACAGAGGAAATAAAGGTTAAAACGGAAACGGTAACACTGAAATCATTGACGAATTTTGATTTGGCGTTTTTGACCCCCAAAAATCAGCCCTTTTTCCGCCCCTCGTTTTTTGGGGGGTCGATTTCAGAATGGTCGAAGATCTCCGTCCAAAACAGCCATGACGGATGGTCCGACATCATCCTTTGGTACTCCATTTCGCACTCTTTCGCCGTTTTTAACACCTCAATCGTCTGCGATGGTCCATGGTCCTTTTGGCACCCTCGCAGCGCATATGTCAGAATTTGCGTCATTACTTCGACCTCCCCGTTGGTTCAACAATGACGGTCGTAATCCCCGCCTCCAAGAACATTTGTCTTGCGATTTTGAAATGATCCTCCCAATCTGGACGATGCATAACAATAGGAAAAACCACCGTTTTGATTCCAGACTGAATGATTGCCGCCGCACAGTTGGCGCACGGATGAAGCGGCGACACATAAAGCACATGTTTCTGAGTCATTGGTTCCTTGGCGGAGAGGATTGCGTTCAGCTCCGCATGCACGGTCATCATATATTTCGTTGGCCGATCGGCGTAGCGTTCTGGAGCGTCGTCCACGCCCCTCGGAAAACCATTGAACCCAACGGAGGCGATTGTCCTATCACCCCGCACAATGACCGCCCCAACTTTGGTCGAGGGGTCTTTCGACCAGCTCCCAACATGCTCCGCCAGCTCAAGAAACCGATAGTCCCATTTATTAATAACATACATCCCTGTCATAGCTTTTTCCTTTTAATGGTAACACCTCAACCGCTCACCGATCTCCATCACGAAGCTCCTTTTTAATTTCTCTTTTGACGGCCTTTCGCTCTGCGCTCCAGAATACTTTCTTCCAGTCTTTCAGATGATCCCACCACTGCGGTGCAGATGTGAGAATGCCTTTCTTTTTTGTTGCCATCACTCACCCCCACCAAAATACAAAAAACCAAACCAAGAACATGATCAAAGGGAACATCATTACCGTCACCGTTTTCACGTTCACGTCGTAGTCCTTGTAGGTATAGTAAAACGGGCAAGCCGTTATCCAGATAATCGCAAACGCCAGCAGCTTGAGCGTCCACACGTCGCTTATTGTATCCATCACTTATACCCCGCTAGCGCTTCGACAACGATTTCATAAGTCTTGTCGTTGATCTCTCGCTCACTATATTCATCGCCGCTATTGTGCAGCTCGTATATCCGATCTAGCCCTTTGCGGAACCGCGCCGCCATTTTTGACAGATTTTGGATGGTTTTAGCGTCCTGCATTTCATCGTCCTGAAGAATCTTGAGTTGCAACTGTAACTTACTGATCTGTTCAACAATTTTTGTCATTCCGGCATCCTCCCGAGAACAGGCATCATGGGCACCATCCCGCATCGTCCGTAGGTCATGCTTACCTCTTTTTTCCAAACGACAGGACCCTCGTTGCCGAGGACTGGAATTTGGTACTCATGCCAATGCCAAGCCATGCAATTTTTCCCGACGCAACAATACTGGCTATTTATGCAAATCTTTTCCTCTGCCTCTTCCGGCGTAACATAATTCGGATTTCTCTCACCCATCACTCATCCTCCTTCAATGCGGCATACGCAAGAGCCTTACCATGACCAGAGCCTTCATCTGCGATTTGTTGCAGTATTTTACGATACATCAATGCTCGTCCTGTATCTTTTGCATTGTCGATAGCAAGCCAAGCCAAGCGATTATTATCGTTCCGCAACTGCTCAATAATTTTTTTGGAATCTTTCAAGATATTATCTTCTCTTTGATCACCGACCCAAAAGTCTTCCGTTTTTATCGCTGCGTCTAACCGTTCAATGATATCCATCACTCTTTCTCCTCCAACGCAGCACGAACCCTAGCCTTGACAGGGCCGTCTGTGGGAAATAGCCCATCAATCGCTTTAAGCAGGTCAGTTGTGGCTTCTCGCAACTCTTTGTACTTAGCGGCGGCTTTTTCTGCACGGTTTTCACAGGCAATGTGCTGCTGGGAAAGATCAGAGCAGGCTTTCACGTACTTGGCGATGGTGTCGTCAGTTTCTTGCGGCTTCATACTGTCGCGCATAGCCATCATTGCGTTTTCGAACCACGCAATCATATAGCCTTCAATGCCAAATACTTCCCGATCCACGTCCTTTGTTGTCTCAATAAAAAACTTAGCCCACGCTTGCGCGTCAGGGTTATTGTGTATGCTCCTGTCATAATCCATCACTCTTTCTCCAATGCGTCTTGTGCTATTTTCATTGCATCTCCTATAGGTGGGAGACCGAAATCTTCGTCGTGTTTCATATTGGCAATCGAGCGTAGCACTTCCTTCAGACGATGAATCCGTATTATAAGTGCGTCCATCAATTCAAACCCCAGTTTCTTGTCTTTCCTCAGTTGCTCGATCTCGTCGGCTGCTTCTCGGCTCCAACTGATGTCAACACTGCGTAATCGTTCAACGATATCCGTCATCACTCTTTCTCCTTCAGTTTTTCACGGGCTATTTCTTGTATCTCTGCGCCGTAGTACTGTGGGTTAACAATGTTGGTTATCTCCGCCAACGCTTCCCGCAACTGCGCGATCTTTTTCAGCGCATCGCTGAATGCGTGCGATGTATTTTTGATTTGCTTTTCCAATTCAAAAATCAAATCGTCGATGGTGTCGCCATGGCCCGTTGCCAGTCCGCAGCGGATCATCATTTGAGATAATTTTTCGGTGTCATCCATCACTCTTTTTCCAATGCTTTTTGTGCGATTTTCTGTGCTGTCGCCATAGGTGGGACACCAAACTCGGGGTCTGCACTCAAACTGGCAATTCTGTGCAAAGCATTTCCTCTTTGCACAAATGCTTCGGCCATGGCCCAATATCGATTCCAATACATTCTGTTTTCTTCCCGTAACCGCTCGATCTCATCAATTGCTGGCAAGAACACGTCAGAATAATCGTTGCCAAACGTCATCAGCAAGTCGTTGCTCCGCTTCAACGTCACAATAATATCGTCGTCCATCACTCTTTCTCCTTCGTGAACTTTGTTATTTCTACATGACTGACTTCAGAAAATAGCACGTTCATAAGAGCAGATTTCAAGTCGTTATTTTCTTCCCGCAATCGCTCAATCTCGTCGGCTCTCTTAAAAGCGTTATCGGCAATGATAGCGGTGGAAGCATCATCTTTGGCAAATAATCGCAGTCGTTCAACAATATCCATCACTCTTTCTCCTTCAGTGCTTCATCTGGATAGAGTGCTTCCTCGGCAATCTCATTTGGATAGCTATCGGCATCCCAACCGCCGTCACCTCCCCAGTTGCTACTGTCTGCAATGCGTTCCAACGCCTTCCTAAGCCGATCAATCTCGGTCTTATGTAAATAATCGTGCATAGCCATCATTGAGTTTGCAAACCAAGCAATCATATGCCCCTCATCACGGAATACTTCACGATCCATGTCTTTTGTTGTTTCAATAAAAAACTTTGCCCATGCTTGCGCATCTGGATTGTGGTGTATGGTCATATCGTAATCCATCACTCTTTCTCCCCCAGTGCTTCATGGGCCAACGCTGTCATTTCAACCAACATTTGAGTGATATACTGGAGAGATGCGTAACCAGTATTGAATTTGAACGGGCTGAGTTCAGTTATCTGTTGTAAAATTTTCCGCAACTTAACGATCTCGTCATACATCAACTTTGCATCCGAGGCTTTGACGTATGATTTGCCATCAATAATTACGCAGTTCAACCTTTCAAAAATCTCCATCACTCTTTCTCCTTCAGCGCGGCACGGGCAACAAGAGCGGCTTCTTGGCAATTATCACAACAAGTGTTGTTGGAGATTGATTGCAACACATGCCGCAACTGCTCATTCTCTGTTTTCAATTTGTTGTATTCATTAACAAGATTAATTGTCTCAACGGTTTCCATCACTCTTTCTCCTTTAATTTTTTTATTTTTCCCAGAAGCCAATTAACCACAGACAAGAATATTGCAACGACAAAGGTTACAGCAATCAAACCGACAACCAACCCAACAAGCCAAAGTAGTTCCGCAATAAACTTTGCCATCCAAAACCAAATTTCATCCATCACTCTGGTTCCTTCCATTCAAGTTCTTTGATGGCGTAGTCCTTTATTTCTCTTGAATGTTCTTCCCATGTCTGCCCATCAAGCGGATTTGCCATCGCGATAAATTGCAATGATCCACGAAGGTTTGAATTATCTAACCGCAACCGCTCGATCTTGTTGGCGGCTTCATGCCACGGCCCCATGAAGTTCAGAACGCGCAGCCTGTTAACGATATCTTCCATCACTCTTTCTCCTTCAGTTTTTCAAGTTCACTTGTTTTGTCCCGTAAGGCTTTAAGGAGTTTCTCAGTGAATGTACCCTCTTCAAGAACAACGTAGGCCGTGATAGGCATTTGCCCTAAACGGTGAAGACGACTTTTGGCTTGAAGGATATTGGTATTTTTTGTTATGCTTTTTTCCCTATCCATCACTCTTTCTCCTTCACCAACGGAACGCCAGACTTGCTGTATCGCATAAGTTTTGGCGGGTATTGATTATAACAATCATCAACAATCATGCTTCCCCAACGCTGTTTTAGGTCAAGCCTCCGCATTCCAAACACGGTATTAGGTTCCGGCTTCAGTTCCTTCTCTGCCGCCTCTTCCGCTGTTGGAAAAGGCGGTTCTGGCGGCGGCGGCGTTGAATTTCTCAAATTAAATTGCGGATAGCCCATCACTCAATTCCCATCCAAGTTGTCACCACGATCGTCGAGCCTCTTGCCTTCATCGTAGTTTTTCTCATCCCAGCTGAACCTCGGCAGCGTCACCTTCGGCTTGGTCTCCGAGCCACCGACCGTGCTCCGCAGCTTCTGAAGCCGCGCATATTCCCGCATCATCTTGAGCTTATCGCTTTCTCTGGCTTTCAAAAGCTCTTCCGCTTTCGAGATTTTACTTTTTTTCTTGGCCATTGCTTCCTCCTTCATTTTCCAAATCGTAGATTGATAAAACTTTCCTCTTCGGCTTGGCGGACATTTCTTGAAATCGCTCATTCAGCCGTGAGCGATTGACCGTCATCGCCTCCTCTGTTGGCACCCAATCCCCGAACCATGCTCGGGGGATGCCCTTGAACAGCTCCTCGAAGTTCCGGAAGTTCGGACGCATGCCTCGCTTCAGCATCTCCTCAATGAGGAACGCCTGTCGATCGGCCAACCATTTCAATCGCGTGTAGAAAAACTTCACGTGCCCTGCGCCCATGCAATAATTGTCGAACCGCGCATATTGCTCCGCTTCCTCGCCACGGATGATGGCCTTTTGAACGAGGCCGAAAATCCTTGGGAGTTCGTGATACTCCGCGACCAAAAAGCGGTCATGGAGCTCGCTCGGGGGAACGCAATTGATCCTTGTCATGTCAATCTCCATAATCTTTGAATTCGCCGGAAGCGACTTGTTCTTTGAAACCTTTACGGTATGCGTCAAACTCTTCGCCATCATCCAAAATTTCAACGCGCTCGCTCTTGCCTGTGCCGCCCATGTAATAATGGGGAGAGAATGGTCGTCCGTAATATGCATCGGCTCCACCACGATCGTATGCCCCACCGTTGCGCTTGTCGAATTCCTTGAACTGATGTCTGTGCCCCATTTTCAACTCCTATTCCGAAACTTGTTTCTGATGAACTTCGCCATCCAAACCGATGAACCTTAATCCCATCGCGAATTTTTCTCTATTCCTTGCTTCATCAATCGCTTCCTCAATCGTTTGAGTGGCCCAAATATTGATAATTAATTCAGAGACAGTGTAATTCACCCCCGTGCTTTTTTTCAGCGCCAACGCATATTCTTGTGCTTCCAAAAATGATGAAGAGCGAAAAACAGCATTGTATACTACGTGGTGCTCGACAATCGCTTCGAACGTATCTTCTTCTATTGGCGTGACGTAAAACATCTTCATCTCCTTTTGGCTGGAGCACCCCGCCCCAGTACAAAGACTATGCCTGATCTTTTGGTAAAAGAAAACTCTTTTTTTCATAATCGACAACAAATTTATGCAATGATTTCAATGCGTCGAAAAAATAGTTTGGAAAAGTGAAAATAATTCGTGCTTTTTATAATAAATTGAGGCATGCTTCCAATCAGCCGCAAAAATGGTTTCGGATCGTCCGCAACCTAAGTCGGCAAGATAGGATATATGACATGGCGAAAGAGAAAAGCACGGCAGTTGCTGAAACTGTCACGGGCGGCGCACTGACCCAGAACTGGGGTGTGTTCGACAAGTTCGCTGGAGACGGTCTGGAGAACGTCACATCGAAAGACCTTATTGTCCCCCGCCTCACCATCTTGCAGGGATTGTCCCCGCAAATCCAACCCAAGAAGCCTGAATACATCAAAGGTGCGAAAGTCGGAGACATCTGCGACGTTGGCATGAATGAGGTATTTGAGCAGCCGCTCATGTTCCTTCCGGTGTTGTTTGTTAAGCAATACTTGGAGTGGGCACCTCGGCAGTCTGGCAAGGGCTTGGTTCACGTCCACGATAACAAGGACATCCTCGATCAATGCGAGCGCAATGATTTCGGACAGTTCGTGTTGCCGAACGGAAACTACATCGCCGAGACGGCTCAGTTCTTCGGGCTGAACCTTTCGGCGGACAACCGACGTTCGTTCTTGCCAATGACTTCGACGCAATTGAAAAAGTCCCGCAGCTGGCTTTCCATTGCGACGGCGGAGAAGGTGAAGCGGTCGGACGGCACGATGTTCACGCCTCCGTTGTATTACCGGACATACGCAATCTCGAGCGTCGAGGAAAGCAACTCGAAGGGGGACTGGATTGGTTACAAAATCGAGCGTGGTCCCACAATCGAGGAATACGCTGGTCCGGACGACTGGACGGAAGTGGTGAAAGAGGCTCAGGAGTTCAAATCGTCCATTCAGCGTGGCGAGCTCCGTGGCGAAGTCGAAAATGACGACAATTCCCATGGTTCAGAGGGGGCCATGTGAGATGTCGAATATTTTCGACATGGAGGAGGGAGCTTCGGCTCCCTCCAACTCTTCGGTCATGCAGCGAATGATGCGCTTGGCGGATGAGATGATTGAGTTGGAGGAAATGATTCAAGGCATGGAGGCAACTCTTTCGGATTTCAAGAGC